CAACAATGTCTGTACTTGCAACATTTGAAATTGAAGGGTCACAGAGAACATGACTTACTTAGAACTTGTTAACGATGTGCTAGTTCGCTTGCGTGAAAGCACAGTATCTACTGTTGGCGAAACAACCTATTCTTCTTTGATTGGCAAGTTTGTCAATGATGCCAAGCGTCAGATTGAAGATTCCTTTAATTGGAATGTTCTCAGCACTACAGTGACTATCACAACTGTTGCAAACACACACGCTTATTCAATGACGGGTGCGGGTCAAAAGTTCCAAGTTAATGATGCTATCAATTCAACAAGTTTTATTGGTTTAAGAAATATCAGTTTTGTGGACATGAACCGCAAACTGAATTTTGGTACTCCATCAACTGGCATACCTTCTGAGTTCACCTTTGATGGTGTTGACTCTAGTGGAGACACTAAAGTAGAGTTATTTCCAATTCCTAACGGGGTCTATACAGTAATGTTTGACTTGGCTGTACCGCAAGCAACTCTGTCATCAGATGCTACATCTGTAAAAGTCTTAGATTATTTAGTTGCCCAAAGTGCTTATGCAAGGGCTTTGATTGAACGTGGCGAAGATGGAGGAACTGCCTCTTCTGAAGCCTATGCTTTGTTTAGAGGAATGCTTTCGGATGCCATTGCACTCGAAGGCACTCGCTATGTAGAAAACAATTTTGAACCCGTCTAATGTCTAAGCCTCTGCAAAGTTACAGTCTCTCAGCACCAGGCTTCTATGGCCTGAATACTGAAGATTCTCCCCTTGATTTGGGGGCTGGCTTTGCTTTGGTTGCAACTAACTGCATCTTGGATCAATATGGTCGTATTGGTGCTAGAAAAGGTTGGTCAAGGGTTAACTCTTCTTCTGGCAATCTAGGTGCTAATGATGTTGGAGTTATCCATGAGTTAGTCCAGACTGATGGGACTCTTACAGTTCTATTCGCTGGCAACAACAAGCTATTCAAACTTGGCACTTCTAACGCTGTGACTGAGTTAACCTATGGTGGTGGCGGTACTGCTCCTACTATTACTGCGTCTAACTGGCAAACTGCATCTTTGAATGGGATTGCATACTTTTTTCAAACAGGGCATGATCCTTTGATTTATGACCCCGCTGTTAGCACAACAACATTTAGAAGAGTATCTGAGAAAACGGGTTATGTTTCTACTGTTCCACAAGCCAATATCTGCTTGTCAGCATTTGGCAGATTGTGGGTAGCTAACACCTCAACAGATAAAGTAACTATTACCTTCTCTGATCTGATCGCAGGTCATGTATGGGGTGGAGGAACTTCAGGCTCGTTAGATGTCTCCCGTGTGTGGCCTAATGGTGCGGATGAAGTCATGGGCTTGGCAGCTCACAATGATTTCTTGTTTATCTTTGGTAAACGACAAATTCTTGTTTACTCTGGTGCTTCTACACCTGCAACTATTGTTCTAAGCGACACAATTGGCTCTATTGGCTGTATTGCTAGAGATACCATTCAAAGCGTTGGTTCTGATGTTATTTTCTTGTCAGACTCAGGTGTTCGTTCACTGATGAGAACAATTCAAGAGAAGTCTGCACCACTTAGAGACTTGTCTAAGAACGTGCGTTTTGACCTAAATTCATCTTTGGCAGGTGAAACATTGGCTAACTTGAAGTCTGTTTACTCAGAAAAAGAAGCCTTTTATCTGCTTGTTTTACCCGCTACTTTCCAAGTTTACTGCTTCGATACCAAGCAATCTTTGCAAGATGGGGCATCTAGGGTCACTAAGTGGGACTCTATTGCTCCAACTGCTTTACGTTCTTTGCGTAATGGCGACTTATATATTGGTAAGAATGGGTATATCGGTAAGTATGGAACTTATCTTGATGACGCATCTACATATCGTTTTTTGTACTACACAAATAATGCTGACTTAGGAAACCCTAATCAGATTTCTATTCTGAAGAGTGTGACTGCCATCGTTATTGGTGGGTCTAATCAGTTCTTAACAATCAAGTGGGGATTTGATTATTCTGGTGCTTATCAATCAGAGAATGTTTATATTCCTACACAAATAAGCTATGAATATGGCATTGCTGAATACAACATTGCTGAATACACAAGTGGCGTTCCAATTAAAACTTTGACAGCAAATGCTTCAGGTTCTGGAAAGATTGTTCAAACTGGTTATGAAACTACAATCAATAATGTTTCATTTTCTCTGCAAAAGATTGAAATTCAAGCCAAAGATGGCAAAATAGGGTAAGAGGTAAACCATGTCTAATTACACAAAATCAACCAATTTCGCTACCAAAGATAACTTATCACCTGGCAATCCTTTAAAGATTGTCAAAGGTACTGAAATTGATACTGAATTTAACAATATTGCTACCGCTGTTGCGACAAAGACAGACAATGCTTCTGCCGCAATTACTGGCGGTACGATTGTTGGGATTACCGATCTAGCGGTTGCTGATGGCGGTACTGGTGCTTCTACAGCCGCTAATGCAAGAACTAATCTAAGCGCAGCCGCAAGTGGTGCAAACTCTGATATTACTTCTATTACTGGTCTTACAACTGCTTTGACAGTCTTACAAGGTGGTACAGGTGTAACCACTTCTACGGGTACAGGCAATGTAGTGTTGTCAAACTCGCCAACACTTGTAACTCCCGCATTGGGAACTCCCTCTGCCCTTGTCGGCACAAACATCACAGGAACTGCATCTGGCTTAACTGCTGGTAATGTAACGACAAATGCTAACCTGACAGGTGGCGTAACATCAATTGGTAATGCCGCCACAGTTGTGACTAACGCTAACCTTACAGGTGCAGTTACTTCTGTTGGTAACGCAACGTCTTTAGGATCGTTTACTTCTGCAAACTTACTTGCCGCATTAACTGATGAAACTGGCACTGGCTCTGCTGTATTTGCAACAAGCCCAACATTGGTTACCCCTGCTCTTGGTACTCCATCTGCTTTGGTTGGCACAAACATCACAGGTACTGCTTCAGGTCTAACAGCGGGTAACGTCACTACCAATGCTAATTTGACAGGTGCTATTACTTCTACTGGTAATGCAACTTCTCTTGGTTCATTTAGTTCTGCAAACCTTTTGGGTGCTTTGACTGATGAAACAGGAACAGGATCAGCAGTATTTGCTACTTCACCTACTTTGGTGACTCCAATCCTAGGTACTCCTACTAGCGGTACTGCAACAAACTTAACAGGTTTGCCATTGACTACAGGCGTAACAGGTTTACTACCCGTTGCTAATGGTGGCACAGCAACAGCAACCCCTAGCATTGTTGCGGGAACAAATATAACTGTTACTGGCACATGGCCTAACCAAACCATTGCGGCATCTGGTAGTTCTGGAACTGTAACTAGCGTTGCGGCTTCAGTACCAAGTTTGTTTAGTATTTCTGGCTCACCGATTACCACATCTGGCACATTGGCGATGACCTACTCAGGTACTGCTTTGCCAGTAGCTAATGGTGGAACTGGCTTAACAACAACTCCTGCAAATGGTGCTTTGGACATTGGCAATGGAACAGGCTTTACTCGCACTACTTTGACTGCGGGTTCAAACATTACGATTACAAATGCTTCGGGTGCAATCACGATTGCGGCTTCTGGTGGTGGTGGAACACCTGCTGGTTCAAACACTCAGGTTCAATTTAATAACTCAGGTGCATTTGGTGCTTCTGCGAACTTCACTTTTGATGGTTCGCAGATTACAGTTAATGGTGTCAATGTAGGTCGTGGTGCAAGTGCTGTAGCCTCCAATAACGCACTAGGCACTACTGCTTTATTTTCAAACACTTCTGGGTCTAACAACCTAGGCGCTGGTTATCAAGCACTTTATTTTAACACCACAGGCTCTAACAATGCTGGTCTAGGTTCAAACGCACTTGTTTTTAACACCACTGGCGGCTCTAACACGGCTGTAGGTCGTGAGGCACTTCAAGCAAACACCACAGCATCTGACAACACGGCTGTTGGTTATCAAGCACTTTATGCCAACACCACAGGCAACCTTAATGCCGCTGTTGGTCAGTCTGCTTTATTAGCAAATACCACGGGTTATGGTAATACTGGTATAGGACAGAACGCATTAGCCGCAAACACCACAGGAGTTGAAAATACGGCTGTAGGTTATCTAGCACTTGATGCAAATGTCACGGGTTCTTCTAATACCGCTATTGGTAGAGGCGCACTCACTAACACCACAGGTTCTTTTAATACTGCTGTAGGTTTGAACTCACTTGAAAATGTCACTACAGGCACAAACAATGTTGCTTTAGGATATAGGACTGGTGTTGATTTAACAACTGGAAGTTCCAATATTTTCATTGGAACTGTAACTGGCAGACCTTGCACTACAAGTAATAGTGGTATTTGGATAGGACAATGTGATGCGTCAGGAACTGCCGCTGCGTCTGAAATTGCTATTGGTGGTGGTACTGGTAAAGGTGCATCTACTGGTTTTATAAATCCTAATAGCGGTGGCGTTTATCAGGGCAACAACTCAACTTTATGGTCTGTAACTTCTGACCAAAGATTGAAGAAAAACATTGTTGATAACAATATTGGTTTAGAAAAACTTACGCAAATTCAAGTGCGTAATTTTGAATATCGCACCGAAGATGAAATTACAGAATTACCAACTCATTCTGCAATTAAAAAAGATGGTGTTCAACTTGGTGTAATTGCTCAAGAGTTACAAGCTGTTTTACCTGAGTGCGTAAAAACTGAATCAACTGGCGTTATGTCTGTAGATGCAGATAATTTGACTTGGTATTTAATAAACGCAGTCAAAGAATTGTCTGCTCGTGTTAAACAACTTGAAGGAAACTAATCATGGAAAACCCAACACCCGCACAAATTGCACAGCACTATTCTGCCGCAATGGATAGCGTAAACCTAATCAATGGTGGCAAGCCATCAACGATGACTGACGCTGATTGGGCTGATTGCCTATCACGCAATAAAGAACATTTGAAAATTATGTTGGCTAAAGACTATTGGACAACAGAAAACCTTGCACCATTGCAAGCTGCCTCCGAATAAAAGGAAAATATCATGGCCGCACCAATAGTAATGAGTGATGAAGAGTTGTTTCAACTTACTGGCAGTTGGGAAGCTGCGGCAGCTTTGCGAGATCAACAATACAGAGCATTAAACGAATACAACTTTTCACAAGCTGCCCCTACATCGGGCGGTATGCTTAGTGGAAATATCTTAGCTGGTGCAAGTTGGAACAGCTTGAATCCTACGCTTGCTGGTGAACTTACAGCAGCCACAGGTCAAGAAACATCTAACTATGCAGTTGGTGGTGCTACAACTGCTGACACACTTGCTCAGTTAAACACATACCTAGATGGCGGTGGTAGGTTTGACCCAACTGCAACTGTGTTTCTGCAAACTGGTGGTGTTGACTTCTTGCAAGGTGTTGATAAAGCAACCATTAAAGACAACATCAATCAGATTTGTAAAACTTTAGGTAACCAAGGTGTTAATGTTGTCCTCACTGGTTCTCCTTATGCTTCTTCTATCAACGATGTAGTTACAAACAACTTTAACCCTGAAGTTGACCCATTGTTTAACGAAATTGCCAAAGAAAACAAGAATGTTGCTTTAGTTGGTGTTCAAGGTGAGATTCTGCAAAACAAGAAATTGTTAGTAGATGCTTTGCATACCAATGCTGAAGGTACATCCATTTATAACCAAGCTGTTATTAACTCGCTATCTCAGTTTGAGAACGAAGTTCCATCTAGCACTCCGAAAGCTATTGCACAAGTACAAGCATCAAATATTGTAGCTATAACTCCTCCAATTATTACTCAGGCTGCTGCTAACCCTCCTATTGCTCAAGCATTAGCTACACAAAGTGTTGATAGTTTAATTTTATCTGGTAATTTAAGCCCTACACAAATAGCAAAACAAACAGGATTATCAGAAGGAGAAGTGCTTTCTATCGCTGTTGCCAATGTTCCTATGGGTCAATCAATAACGCTTGGTGACACTGTTGTTCAGGCTGCATATCGAACTACTGGTTCTGGAATGGACGAGCAAGTTCTTGGAATTGAGAATATTTACACATCTAAAGTTGGTAGTAGTGGTGCGCCAGGTACTCAGCAACAACAATATTCACCTACTGGTGAGTTCCAAGGAACAGTAACAAATCAAAAGGTAGGTTCATTCTTTGGTGGTTTAGCTGAAGCGTTTAATGACCCTGTTGTTCAAGCAGCTTTCTTGGGTTTAGGCGGTGGTGGGTTCTTAGGAAGTCAATTAGGTCTTACAGGCTCTACAGCACAAGCAGTTGGTACAGGACTTTTTAAAGGTGGTGCGGCTGCGGCTGGTGGTGCTGATCTTGGAGAAGCGTTAAAAGTTGGACTTCTTAGTGGTGGTTTGGTTTATGGTGGTAATGCGCTTAATAACTACTTAACTACAGGCACTACAGCAGACCTTGGAATTACAGAACGTCAGTTTGCTATTCAAGATGCTAAACAGTTAGCAAGCCAAGGTTTATCAACTACTCAAATTGCTGATACTTTGGCGGCTGGAGGCTATAACGAAGCAATTATTGATAGAGCAATATCTTCTTTAACAGGTTCTACTGCATCTACGTTGCCAATACCAGGTGCTGTTAATGTTACAGGCACTGCTACTCCTGCAATCAATGCGGGTCTATTGGGTGGCTTGGTCTCTCCGACAACCACTGCGGCAACTACTACTCCAGTAACACAATCTGGCACTGTAAATGTTACTGGTACGGCACAACCTCAAATGGTAGATCAAGCGACATTAAACTTGGTTTCTAGTCAACTTGCTTCTAACTTAGGAACTAATGCTAACTTAGCTAATGTTGAAATTACTGCAAATAGACCTGCTACTACGCAAGAGATTACAAATGCAATTCTTGCGACTGTACCTAATGTAACTCTTCAACAAGCACAAACTCAAGCTGAAGTGTTGATTACAAGTGGTAAAAACTTGACTACCAATGACTTGATTAGTGCTGTATCTTCTGTATCTCCAAACATTACAAATAGTGTTGCAGAGCAGATTATCACTAGCACAAACTCAACTGTTATTCCTTCAATAGTTAATTCTTTAGCGGCAGTTACTGCGTCTACAATTCCTGCTAGTACGATTCCAACTCAAACTATTACTGCCTCAAGACCATCTACTATTACCAGTGATTTAACAGCGGCAACAATTCCGTTGATTCAGCCAAGTACGCCATTAACATTGCCTGAAATACCAAGGCAAACAACAACAGCATCAAATCCTTTGCTAAACACTGCTGGTTCTGTAGGATTATCAAGTTTGCTATCAGGATTGCCTAATTTGATCTCTGGTGGTCTTGGTACTGCGGGTAATCTTTTGCAAATGCAAACGTCAAGAGAAGCGGCTCAAAGAGCGCAAGCAATGATTGATGCTGAAACAAAAGCGGCTAAAGATGCGGCTCAGTTTAGACCTATTGGAATGACCACAAGGTTTGGAACATCTCAGTTTGGTTTTGATCCTGTAACTGGCAGATTATCAAGTGCAGGTTATACCTTAACACCAGATGTTAAAGCCCAACAAGATCGCTTCATGGCTTTGTCTAATCAAGGTTTGACACAAGCAGAACAAGCACAATCTCAATTTGCTCCTCTTCAAACAGGCGCACAAAGGTTGTTTGGATTGGGTAATCAGTACTTGGCTCAGTCTCCTGAAGCAGTTGCTCAGAACTATCTCAATCAGCAGATGAATTTGCTACAACCAGGCAGAGAGTTGGAACTTGCTAATTTGCAAAACAAACTCCAACAACAAGGTCGTGGTGGTCTTTCTGTGGCTCAAGGTGGCACTATGGGTGCTACTACTCCTGAACTGCAAGCACTTTATAACGCTAGGGCTGCTCAAGAGGCTCAATTGGCAGCTAATGCACAACAAGCTGGTCAGAGGGATGTATTGTTTGGTGCGGGATTGCTTGGTCAAGGCTCACAAGCTATGGGTCAGTACTATGGTGGTCAGCAAGCCGCTTATGCACCTTATACAGCCGCTTTGGGACAAGCACAGACCTTGGAGACTTTGGGTCAACAACCATACAACATGGGTGTTAACTTGGGACAAATTGGCTCACAAGCAGGGTTTAATGTTGGTCAACTAGGCTTAAAAGGAGCGCAATTGAGTGCAGGTTTGGCAACAAGTGCTGATGCTACACGCAATCTTTTGGCTCAAGGCTTAACTGCCGCAGGGAATCCTAACGCTCAGTTTGGTCAAGTAATAGGTAATACGCTTGGTGGATTGTTTGGTGGTGGATTGCAGTCTGCATTTAGCGGAACAGGTTTAGGCTCTTCTGGTTTTGGAACTGGTTTAGCTTATGGCAATCAAGACCTCGGCTTATTCTTGTAAGGAATCATCATGGCAGAAAATATCGTAGCGGGTCTGTTTGGTTTGACTCCACAAATGTACCAAAATCAACAGTACCAACAAGATTTAAATCGTGGTATCTCAATGGCACAACTATCGCCAGGTGCTGCGGCTCAAGCGGGACTTCAGGCTAGTGTTGGTCAGCTAGGTCGAGGCATTGCGGGTGCTATGGGCATAGAAGACCCACAACTAAAGATGATTAGTGCTAGGAATAGTATTGCTCAACAGATAGACCAATCTAACCCTGAGTCAATCTTAAAAGGTGCTCAAATGTTGGCGCAAATGGGCGACCAACAAGGTGCTATGGCATTGGCTCAATATGCTCGTCAAGCACAGAGTGAAATGGCTCAAACACAACAAAGACGGGCAGCAGAACAAGCATCTTTGGCAACAACTGCTAAGACTCAATTGTCTATCCGACAAGAAGAACAATTGCGTGATGAGTTATCTAAACTACCTCAAGACGCATCACAAGAAGATATTATTTCTGTATTAACTAAATATGGTTCACCAGATAAAGTTCTTGCGGCTTTAACGGCATCTGCAAGTAGAAAAGAGGCTACACAAGCTAGAACCGAAGCATTACAAGCAAATATTCAAGCAAGAGCAGAAACCTCAACTGCGGCTAATCAAGCAAAAATAGAGGCTGCCACAATAGCGGCACAAGCTCGAATTGATACGG